ATTTCTAAATTCACCTTCCATCCAAACTTCAGCTATCAAGGTATGTCCATCTTTTCCATCAAGACCAGGCACTCCTCGTTTTCCAGGCTCGCCCTTATCACCCTTGTTACCCTTTACAAGCTGCCAAGTATATTTTTTAGGGTCAGCAGAATCTTCTTTTGTGTAGTCTGTATATGTTCCAATATAGAGCTTATCTCCAGCCTGACTTGTTGAAAAATCTTTGCTTCCGTCTGATGAGTTTGCCCAAGCTGTATGAAAATATGGAGTTTTACCATCAGCTCCCGCTTTTCCTGGTATTCCATTTACTCCATCTTTTCCAGGTTCACCTTTATCTCCAACATACTTTGACCACTCGTATTTGCTAGGGTCTTTAGAATCCTCTTTAGTAAAGTCTGTATAAAATCCAATATATTTTTTACCTGTAGTTGCAGTTAAGGTAAAACCAACCACGCCATCATTAGAATCCGCATAAGCAAAGTGCATATAAGAAGTTTTACCATCTTCACCCTTTGGACCAGGCATTCCGTCTTTTCCGTCTTGACCTGGAGGACCAGGAGTTAATTCTAAAAGTTCTAGATCTCTTTTGGTAACAGTATCTTCCCACCTGTCTCCCTTCCAGATTCTTTTAAACTTTATATCTCCTTCTTCCCATTGCCATACATCTCCCCACATTAAAAGATTTCTATCGGGCTCTTCTTTTTGCTTATATATGCCTATAGCTAAATTTTTAATAGTGTAAGATGCAGTAGCAACAGCATATTCATCAAGTATTGCAGAACATACAAAAGTCGCTTCTAATTCTATATCAGATCTTGTTAATTCTATAAAATGTTCATTTAATTCTTTATGGTTTTCATTCCATTCTTCATCCTTAACAACCAATTTATCAGGATATTTTGAAACTCTCTCCCAAATAAAACCATCAACATTTGCAGATTGATCAATTCCTGCTTTTGTTAGTTTTGCTATTAAATGAGTATCTACAATATCATCTTTAAAAACATTTCCTGAGGTCGATTCCAGACTCATTATATAAGGTTGATTTTCAAAAGAATATTTAAAATCTTGAACATTTTCTTGTAAATTTATAAGCCTTTGAGCTATTCCACTTGATTTAGGTACAAAATTAGCAAAAACAGCCCTGTCTATATAATCATTTGTTGAGGATGTAGTTACATCAACCAAACGAGCTTCCAAATATAAAGCAGGTGAATAATCATGATCAATTATCCTTACCCTATCTCCTATATCAATATCTTTTGGAATTTTATCAGGATTTACATCATAGGAAACTTCAGGCTCATTGTTTTTCTTTAATTGGTTTAAACATTCATCAAAAAGTGTTTTTTGACTTGTAGCTTCGGATTTATAGACCCTAGATAAGTACCTGCCTTTTGTGTTCGGTTTTGACCAAATCGAATTAGCCTCTCTATCACAAAGTCTACCTTCCTTATCTACAAAATATCTACCATCATCGTATTTGTATCCTTTTAGATTAGTTTCTTTTTCAACTTGTTTACTTTGAGTAACAGTCTGTAATACTTGTTTTGTCTTTGTTTTAGATGGTTGGGCGGCTTTTGTATATCTTTGGGACCCCTTCATAATATTGGCTATTTTATTATGCCAATTAGGGTCTGTTGCATATTGATGGACTCCATTGTTATTTCTCATTTTGTATAAGGTTGTTTGCTTATATGAGGAATTATAATAATTTTTTGCTATCCATTTTGCCCCATTTATAATTCCAGATGCAAGTCCAGAATTAGAAAAATTTTTAGCATTATTTGGATCATTATCAAATGCTCCGATTCCAAAATAATTATTATATCTTTTAGCAATATTCGACCTGCCCCAAGCAGACTCCAATGCAGCATGAGCTAAAATATATCTTGCGTCAAGACCTGATTGTTTTTGGGCTTCCATAAAAACATTGCCCTGACCATTAAAAGGACTGCCAGGTGCTTTTGCCCTAATCCAGTTATTAAGTTGTCCAGCACTTAATCCATTTAGAGTCCAGCCTAAATCGTGATAAGCAATATTCTTATTTGTCCAATATTTTGCATTACTTACACTAACAGTACCAGCTCCAGAATTTCTCCACCTAAAAAATCTTACAGGAGGCCCTCCAGTATATCCATTTATAGGAGTTATAGCTATTCCATTTGAACCATAATTACAATGGATTATCCTGTTTTTATCTAAAACTGCCCCAGTATGTCCACCAGCACCACCAGATGCACCTTGTCTTCCAGCAACAAAAATATCTCCATATCTTATATCAGATCTTGAAATTTCATCAAGATACTTCCCCTTCATGCTAAAAAGAGTTTCTGTAGAACCTATATAATGGTTTGATGGCAAAAGTCCTGCGTGTTTTGCTGCAAAATGTACAGCAGAAGAACAGTCATAGGACCTTGGTCCCATACGACTATACATAGAATAAGTTACTCTTCCTCTTCTTGCCTGAAACCAATTAATAAAAGGATCTAGCTTTCCATTAGTGTGTTTGGTAGAATTTGGTTTTTCTTCTACCTTAATTGTTTTTTTAACAGTTTTTGTTGTCTTTATAGTTTCTTTATGGGGTTTACCTACTCCAAGAACTGCAGTTCTTAAATTTGTTATAGATACATTTCTTTTTACATCTTTAAGTTCTTTCCCAACTTCAAGACGTCTTGCAGTATCTTTGCCTCTTTCTTTTACAAAATTAATTCTTTTTTCCTTAATTTCGTTTCCATCAAATTTAAAGTCATAGGAAATTTCAGCACCAAATCTTCCTGCAATTTGGACTATCCTTTTTGTTTGATTTGATATTCCAGTATATTCTAAAGTTAAATTTTTAGAATCTCCAATTTCATCTATTCCAATTACCCAATCAGAATCGTCACCAATAGTTGCCAAGATATGCTCTCTTAAAGTCCCCTTCATTTTATGGTCGCCAACATCAGAATTTAAAAGTTCTAGTCCTGCATCTTCAGCAATTATTTTTTTATAAGATCTTGACTCTTCTACTTCCATTACTTCGAGGGGAATTATTTTATTCTTAAAATTAGGGACAAATACAAAAGAGCCTGCTTCAACTTTTTCTACACTTTTGTCGTTTTTTGCAATTTTTGCATTATAAATTGCAGTTCCTGTTTTTATAGTTTGATTTAATTCATCATCTAAAAGCCTAAGACCCTTGTGAGTATCAGGACTTGCCACGGCAAGAGTTTCATATAACCTATTTGTAAAAAATATCATTTAAATCTCTCCCTATAAAAAACATCAATATCTGGCACAACATCAGACGATACGTCAAGCATAATTTCATTTTCTCCTGGTTTTAGCCTAACAGTATCCGAACCAAATGCAATAGGACTTAATGTTTCAATTCCATTCACATAAGCCTTATTAGTTTCCATTTCAAGCCTTATTGTATCTCCAGCACTAAATTTATATCTTGGATCTGGAATATTAAAAACTTCTTTAAAAGTTTCAGTTTTTGGCTTAATATAAACCTTGCTATTAAGGCCAGTAAATTTTAATCTTATTGCGGCCATATCAAAAGGCCCAGGATTATTAGCATATTTCCCAGCCCAGATAACTATATGACTTGGTTGTAATTGTTTATCTGATAAATTGTAAGACCTACTATAAGTCCTTTTATCCATATCATTATTAAACTTAAATTCTAGCTTATCATCTCTTTTAGTCATAGTAAGCTTGCCCCAAAAATTTGATGCAAAATTTCTGCTACTATTTCCGCCACCTTGTAAGCCTCTACCATATCCATCAAAATATACTCCAGTTACCCTATTGTTTTTGTGAGTTGAAAAAGTCATAGACATTATTTCATTATCTCCACTCATTACTCCCACATAATAAGCTCCATACTGGCTATTATTTTTAATAAAATATGAGAAATATGTTTCTAGTTGAAAATTAGTACAATCTACACCCACATTAATTTTCTTGGCTGGTCCATGCCAATAATATCCTTGGTTTGAGGAAAAATTCGCAACTAAATCACTTGAATTGTTATTATTTGCTGCAAATCCACTACTGCTTGCCCCGTCAATATCTTGTTCCAAAAGCCAGCCTATATATACTCCTCTGTTTGTTAGAAGATAAGCTTTTGAAGATTTTGATTGCCTTACTGATTTTGTTTGAGCAACTGGAAAAGTCCTTCCCTTAACCCAGGAAGACATTCTTTCCCCAGTCTGCCAATGAGTTGCCCATTTTCCAACCTTTATTTTTCCATTGCTAGGAGCTGGCATTGACTTATTTCTTTCCACAAAAGAACCAGATGTTCTCCAATTTGGATTTATGCTACTTACATCGAAATTAGATGATGTAATATTTTTAATCTTATTATCAATAGTTGTATAAGATCTTGTAGTTTCATATCCATCTGTAGTTTTTTCTCTTGTTATGGTAACTTCCTTTAAAGGACTTGCCTCAATAGGTTCTCCAAATTGAAAAACTTTATCCTTACTTACAGCAGAAACCATATAAGTATCATCTTTTAATTTAAAATCAAAGGTCGGATATGCATAATCCGACCCGTCATTTTCTAATATTAAGCTTGTTCTTCCATTAAAAGAAAGTTCCCTAGGCTTTACAGCATAGGAAACTCCATCCGGTATTTCTATATCAATATCTATTTTTGCCATTTCATAAGAGCTTGGAACTTTAATATCCTCTTTTACTTTTCCTTTCCAATACCTATCAGGCTGGTCAGTAAAGATAAATTCCTGAATATCTCCAGTTAATAACTTATTTAAAACATCAACAGTTGCAAGAATATCATGGAGGATATAAGCATGTATAGTTACTATCCTATCTTTTACAAAAGGCCCCATTGTCCTTTCAACATCAGTAACAAATATTAAATCTTTTAAAGATTCACCATCAACAATAACTTCATACATCTATATAACCACCCCCATTCTCCTATTTTCGTAAAGATCTTTTTTCTTTTTATACTCATCAATTTTTCTTCCAAGCATGACAGAAACTTTTTCTCCATCTATATAAACATCATCATCTTTTTCACTTAGGATTTTTAATAAAGATAATATATCTAACAGCATAATTTCAAGTTTTGAATCCCTGTTAGCTTTGTATTCACTATAAGCATTAAAATCTAAATTCGAATCAAGTTTCTTATCCAAAATATTTTTATCTAAACTAGAAATATCCGGACTTAAATTTATAGGTTTAACATTAAAATTAAACCCATCATAAATTTCTCCGGCCATAGATAAAACATTAGCTTTAACATCTTTAAAACTATTAATCATAGACTTATTAAGTCCACCGATAATAGCATTACCAGCAGGAATTAAAAGTTTTCTATCGTAAGATATAGGACCTTTGTGGGATTTAATCCAGCCTGCTATTCCTCCAACAAAATTTTTAACAGCACCAAAAGCATGTTTCAAACCTCTTAGAAAACCATCTATAATTGCCTTACCTGCACTAAATAGATTTATATTTCTTAAGGAATTAAAAATATTTGTAATTCTATTTATGAATCCAGAAATTTTTCCAACTGCTCCAGATATAACACCAATTATTTGGTTCCATGCATTTTTTAAACCTTTCCATAGACCATCACCTGTGCTTTTTAAACCATTAAAGAATGTTTTTATAGAATTTATAGATCCTTGAATAGATTTTCCAGCATTAATTATACAAAGTTTTATAGTATCCCATACACCTTTTAATCCTCCACCTAAAAGAGCTGCAGATAATTTCAAATTTGTAAAAAAACCTTTAATGGATGTAATTACAGTTCTTACAGTTTCTCCAAGTACAAACATTGACGTTTGTATATTTGCCCATGCATTTTGTATTATATTGCTTAAATTCAATCCTGTTTGACCAAGGTTTGCAAACATACCAATGGCAACTCCGACCCATTCGGCTATCTTTGCTAAAACTGGTTCTAAAAAACTTATAGCTGACATTAATACGCTAAATGCAGGTGTTAAAAATTCTATAACACCTCTCAACATATCAAATGTTCCAGCTAATCCTAATAATACACCTTTAAATACCCCACCTAAAAAGCTTGCTACTATATTAAATATTGGCATTAACGCTGTAGCTAGAATACTTAAAACTGGTTGTATAGCATTCCATAAGCCTACAAAAGAATCTACTACCATTTGCACAGCAGGTCCTACTATTGAGGAAAAAGTTTGAAAGCCACTTGTAAGTGCAGGAATTAACGCAGAAACCAAATTTCCAATTCCAGAAAAATCTAATTTAGCTAGACCTCCAGCAATTATATCCACAACTCCCATTACGCTTTGAGAAACTGTTTGAAATAATTCTGGCAAAAATCCTATACCCGTTTTAATACCATTAATAACAGGCTGTAAATTTGTCATAAGTTTTGCACCAAGGCCATTTAATGGACTTGAATCAGATAAACCAATACCAAGGCTTGCCATCAAATTTTTTCCCTGTTTAACCATAGCTGGCCCAGCTTCAGAAATTGCTTGTACCAAGGCCCCAGGGAGGGCTTTTCCTATATTAATTATCATTGGAATTAAATTTCCAAAAAGAAAAGTCCCAGTTGTTGTTATTAAATTACTTAAAGGCTCTTTTATATCCATTCCTAAAGCAAGATTTCCTAAAAAATCTTGGGCGGATGCTTTCATTGCATTAAAAGAACCAATTAAAGTTGTCTTAGCCTCATCAGCAGCAACACCAGAAATATTTAGTTCTCCTTGGATAGCATGGATTGCATTAAAAACATCATTTAAATTATTAATATCATATTTTACACCAGTTATCTTTTGGGCATCAGCCAAAAGACGTTCCATCTCGGTTTTAGTTCCTCCATAACCAAGTTTAAGGTTATCTAACATGGTGTAATTTTGCTTAGCAAATCCTTGATAAGCGTCTTGAATGGAACTAATATTAGTACCCATCTTCGCCGAGTTATCTGCCATATCTTTAATTGCTATATCGGCCGTTTTTGCAGCTTTTTTTGTATCTCCACCTAAAGACTGCAATAAAGATGCTGAGAAGCTTGTTGCTTGTTCCATATATTCATTGGCAGAAATTTGTGCATCTCTATAGGCATTTTTTGCATAACCTTTAACTATATCTGCACTCCCTTTAAATAAGGTTTGAATTCCTCCAATAGATTGTTCCAATGCCCCACCAGCACGAATTGATGAGGCTAGGGCCTTACCTAAACCTGCAGCAACTAAAATTTTACTTGCGGCTCCTACAAGTTTACCACCAAATCCTAATCCTGCAGAAGTCCCAGCACTTTTTGCCTCTCCACCTAGAAGTTTTGAAATAGAACCAGATATTCCCCTTGCAGATGGCATTATTTGGACATAGGCTTTTCCTAAATTAGTTCCACTATTTGCCATTGTTTTCACCTATCCTTTTTAATATTTCTTGTCTTCTTTTTTCAAATTCCTTGCCAGATACATATCCGCTTGGCCTTTTCTCTTTTGTTTTTTTCTTACCTAATAGGCTATCAGTTAAGGCCTCAGGCCTTTTACTTTTCTTTGATCCTGCCAAACTATATAAAAGCAGGGATAGTCTATCAAAAATACCTGCCATTATTACAGTATTCAAATCTACCTTTAAACCTGATAGTTTTTTCATAAGTCTAGAATCATCAGGCAAACCAAAAACAAAAACAGCCAACTTATTAAAAGCTAGCTGTTCATAATTATATATTTTATAATATTGGGCCAAATCGCATATCATTTCTTTCTCGTAATCTTTAATTATCTTAGCAAGGTAAAATAGTTTTTTAGTTCTTTATTTTCCAGAATTTCCTCGGATATTTGAGACACTTTTTCAACAGGGACCATTCCTTTTTCGTTTCTTACAAAATTATATAAGTTTTCTTTTTGTTTTTCGCCTAATAATTTCTCTAAAAATTTTGGAGCAAGTAATACATTAGTATCAACTCTTGCTGCAACTTCATATAGTTCCATATCTCTAAACACTTCGGGGTTAATGGCATATCTAAAACCAGATTTCGTAATACCTTTTATAATTTTGTCGTCTTTTTTAAAAGGCTTATTTTTTCTTTTATTTCTGCTCATTAAGACACCTCACCTGAGCTTGTTTCAGCTCCCTTTATATATTCATAATGTGTATTCCCATCCTTATCTGGTAAGCATTCTATAGTTGTTTCATAACCTATAGCCTCATCATCCTTGTAGGAAATTTCTCCAACCTCAGAAATCACTCCATTAGGAATTACCATTCTTTTTATAGTATCTCCATTTAGTAAAGTTTCTATAACAAAACATCTTGCCTGCATTGGTTTAGCGTTAGCCTTTATAGTTATTCCTGTTTTTAATGTTCCAGATACATTCTCATCTCCATATACCACCTTTAAAACATCAAGGTTTAATACTTCAATTAAGGTAAATTGGTAAGTATCAGGCTTTTCGGTTTGGGATACAAGAACTGTTTTTCCTCCCCAAGCCTTAATTTTTTCAGATTCTGGACTATTTTCATTTGTAATTCCATCTTCAGATACATAACCCAAAGATTTAAATTTAGTATCTAGTTTTGTTGTTGCATCCGTTGGTAAGGTTGCCCCTAATGGAGCTGTAGATATAGCCCCATCTGTTAGTGGCTTACCATAAGATACATTATTAACATCAGCCATATTTTTCTCCTTTAATTTTTATAATAATAGATATCAAAAACAGCTTGATACCTACTTCTTTTCATTTCTAAATCCGTAAAATTATAATCAGAATTTAATTTAACAGATCCTATTCTTTTATCATTGGCCAAAAATACCATAGCCTCTTTTACCTTTTCATTGTTTAAGGCTGCATTATACATACTCTCGCCATAAGACTGTATAGCAAAAGTTGCTGATAAAAGTTTATTTTCATTAGAACTGCTTGTTTTCTCTATTAAGATAAAATCATCTTTCTTATAATTTTTAGGATATTCTAAAAAAACATCTAACTTTAATTTTTCTTTCAAAAAATCTTTTAAAATTTCTTCAATAATCATTTCATAGCCTTTAAAAGGGTATTGTTTTTAAGGTTATCTCTTTTTGCCCTAATAGAATTAGCATAAACCATGGTATTTGCCCTGGTTTTCCCAACCCTGGAGTTCATATCATAACCTTCTCCAGCTCGTTTTTTTATATCTGATCCATAAGATTCAAGTACACCTTGCATTTCTTCGCCTTTTAAAAGCTGAGATACACCTTTTCTATTTAAAATAAATTTAACCTTACTCATTCGATTACCTCTACATATGCTTTTTTATTCCATGATAGGGGTATGAGGTTATCAATTCCCTGTGTTACTTTTCCAAAAACTTTAAATCTTTGGCCAAAAAACAAAACCTCATTATCTTCCCAAATATTTTCATCACCTTTTGGAATACCTAAGGTGTAAACAGCTTTTTTTCCGTATAGGTTTTGAGAATTAATGATATCATCAGAATTTGTAGGAGTTACTAAGACATTGTCCACCTTTATAGGTTTTTCTTGGTAAATATCTCCACCAAATGGATCTTCGCCAACTTTAATCTTCTGTATCAATTCCACTGTAATTCCATGGATTTTCATAAAAATCTATCACCCCATATCTTTGTCTTCTAAGTCCAAGCCTTGAAAGTTCACTTTTTTTAATAAAAAGTCCGCCACCAGGCACAAGAAAAGAACCAGAAAAAGAATAGCCCAAGGCTGATTCAGAATATTGGGTCATTGGTTCTTGGTCTGTTGCAGTCATTAAAGTTCTTGCCACGACATCAACAATTACCGATTTTAAAACATCCCTATAAGCTTCGTTATCTTTTGCCATTTGGTCTAAATCTTTTCCAACATTGTCTGCCTCAACTTTTAAGGAACTTATAATAACTGGAATAAGCTCTTTAACTCTTAAAATTTCATCATTTTTTAAAGGCCTCCATAAAGAAATAACATCATCAACAGAGCAATACTCCATTTTATTCTCCCATCATTAATTTATATAATTCATCTTTTCTTGCTTTTGGATTATATTCAATTCCTAAAGCATCTAATTCTGCCATTATTTCTTTTTTTGTTATTTCGTCTGAAGATTTTTCTTCTATTTCTTTTTCTTCTTTTATTTCTTCTTCAATCTTTTCTACTTCTTCTTTTTCAATATCTTCTTCTATAATTTCATCAGTATATTCTTTCCAATTATCTCCATAAATGGCAAAAGGACTATCAACGATAGCCCTTGTCTTTATATTTATATATTTCATATTTACTCCTTAGTTTTAATAATGGCAAAATGTTCTGGTGCCATTATTCCCCATCCGAGATATGCCTCAGCTCTTAAATATACTTGGTTATAGTTTTTAAGGTCTTTTCCACTTCCGTCTGGATCACCATACTTGATTACTTCCATTGGAATTTGTTTTGCATAACCCCATTTAAACATATTGGCAAAATCTCCAATTATTGCCCTATTTTTTCCACCATTTGAAATAGTAGAATTAACATCAGTTTTAAGTCCATTAATTGAACCAGGATTAGCACCCCAAGCAAGCTCTGGAAATTGTTTAACTCCATTTACCTTTATTTGTGCAAGAGCAGAAGAAAAATTAGGTGCCATTGCAAGACCTGTTACATTTCCGCCTGAACCTTGTACAATTCCAACTGCAACTTCAACATTTAAGTCTGGATCTTCCTTAGAAAAATCAACTGCTTGTGTAACAGCTTTTTCAAAGCAATTTGTATTTATTAAGCTACTTGCTTGTTTTGTTCTTGGATTAATACCATGTATGGCCATAAGGTCAATACCCTTGGCAAGTTTTTTTGCAAATCCATCATTAAAGGCCTCTAAAATATTTATCTTAGTTTCCTCAGATGCATATATAAACTCATCAGATACCCTAGCACCATATTCAACTTTTAAAGGAACAATTTTAACTGGCTCTAGGCTAATTCCTCCGTGTCCTTTCTTTCCATTTTCAGCTACAATATCAATTTCTGAATCCATAGTAAATACAAATTGCTCAACCCCATTAAAAGGAATTGGCTTTTGATTTGATAAGATTGCAAGACTTGACTTGCCCTCAACTTTTTTTATTAAATCTTTCACAAGTTCAGGCTTAAATAAATTACCTCTTGATAAAACTTCTCCCATAATACTTCCTTTCTAATCTTCTAGATCAAGACCATCTAATAGGTCCTTATATAATCCACTTGCACCAGTATTAATTTCTGGATTTTTAAGTGGTGCAACAGTTTCTTCTTTTTCAAAGTAAGTTGATAAGTTTTTGGCATCTTCAATCATTTCATCTTCATTTTCCCCTTTAATTCTTTCAGCTAGCTTATAAGGGATATTATAATCAAGAGCTACTTTTCTTTTTAATGCGGACTTTTCATATCCTTGAATTTGCCCTCTTAGACTTTCGATTTCAGTATCCTTTTCCTTAACCTTTTCAAGATTAGTCTTTAGACCCGAGTTCTCACTCTTAAGATTCTTATTTTCAGCTTTCAAATTATTAATAACTTCACTAAGCTCATTTCTTATTTGTTCTTCTTTCCTTTGAAGCCTATCTTTAATTCTTAGATCAAACTCTTCTTGACTATCAATACTTTTAAATTCGCCCATATTCTCTCCTCCGTAACCCCGTCGGGAATTTATATTAAAAAAGTGACTGTAAACTAATAGTTGACACCCACTTTAATAATTAATAATATATTTTTTGTCTTACTATTTCTTTTTCTTCCTTAACAGCCCAATGAGCAAGTAAACACGCATCCATAAGGCTTATATCCATATCTTCAAATTGGCTTTTATATCCAAAACCACCAGATGAACCAATATTTCTTTTTTCACAATTAGTAGCAACTTGACTTAAAGATGGTTGGTCCATGTGTACAATCGACCCATCATATATGCCTTGTGACCACATAGAATTTGCTAGTATAATTTCTTTTACCGTCGGCAAAATTGCCCTTTTAATACCAATTTTTTTAATCTCTTCCGATAAAATACCCTGTCCACTCGCACCATCAATAATTACCTTTGCGGGTTTAGTTTTCTTCAAAAAATCTAAGATCCAATAATTCCCATTCCTTATATTTTGACAATCAATAACCTCAACAAATATCTTTTTTGACAAAGTCCTAACCCCTACAGCAACAGCCACATTAGTTCCATCTTTGCCATACTTTATCCCAACATTTAAACTGCCAGTCAAAATTGGCAAAGACTTTAACTTTAATTTATTCCAATCAAGCTTGCTAATAGCCGATTTTTGATTATAACTTAACCAATGACCAAGTCTTTGTACATTAAAATCAATTTCATCAGGGCCTATTTCCTCTTCAATAGCTCTTTCAGTAAGTTTATATCCCAATGATGGATTTGTTTTATACCAGGCATCTACATCCCTGACATTCGTACTTTTTTCTACAGACCATTCAGCCCATCCATTATGCTTTCTACCACCAGATAAAATAGCTTCCCTATATTTTGTAAATACAGTACCACTTGATACCAAAGTTGGTGGAGTTCCACACATTATAGTCATAGGATTATCAGAATCTGTAACCGTATATTTAAGAGCTGATTCTTGATCATCAGTATATTCTTGAGCCTCATCAATAACAAGAAGATCAAACCCTTCGCCAAGACCACCAGTTGATGTTCTAGTCCTAAATTGAATAACACCGCCTGTAGATAATAACTCTATTTTTTCCTGACCCTTAGCCTTAATCGAATTAAAATCTTCCCTATCAACAAGCCCCTTATCTTCTAGGTACTTTTTTAGCTTTTCAAAAGAGGAATGAGAAGTAGAAATCCTGTGAGCTGTATGAAGAATATTAATCCCCTTATGAAGTCCCCAAAGTTCAGCTATATAACATATTTCAGTCTTACCATTACGTCTGGGGACAGCATAACCAAATTTAGAATGCGTCCATAAACCATCATCATTAACAGCAAAAAGATGCTTTACTAAATTTTTTTGCCAAGGATAAGCCTCTCTTCCAGTAGACTTATACAATTTAAGAGCTTCATCTCCCAAGGACTTTTTGTAGGGTAAGATTACAGACTGACAAGGATCTTGATTTCCATATCTTTTCAAAACCTCCCCCTTAAACTAAAAATAGCAGTTTAACGACATACTTAGGTCAAAATCTCCAACAAAAAAGCACCCCTAAAAACTTACACCTGTAAGTTTAGTTGTGCTTTATTTTTCTTTATTCATCTTATTTCTATATTCTTCTAGTTCTTTTAAATTAATCTCAGATTGTCTTTTTTCCTCTTCAGTTAATGGACCAGAATTCTGAGAATACATTCTGTCTAAAAAATTTTGTCTTGCCTCTTCTAAATAATCGTTATTTTTTGTTTTCATAATCCCTCACAATATAAATATAATTTCCATTATCATCAAATAGTTTTTCTAAATCAGTATCTACATTTAAAAGATACTCTCTTTGCTTTTTGTATGCACTCAATGACTCTACATAACTTCCTCTTGTTTCCTTGGGGACTATTATTGCTACATTAGGGTTTCCCTTTATAACACCTTTTTTAGAAATAGATGTACTCAAAAACTTTTTATTACTACCTTCTAATAATTTAGGATAATAGTCTTTTCTATAAACAATTATATCGTGTTTTAACTTATTTTTCAATAAACCATTTTCGATATTTACTGCATTTCTAAGAATGATTTCCTTTTCATTTATATCTTTAGGCTTATATCTACCATCTAAAAATCCATTAATTTTTTCAAATAATTTTAGTCCATCTTCATCTTTGCCATTATAAGTATATTTTCTAATAGCTTTTATTTCATCATCACTTAAAGTTTGAATCCATTTCTCAGCATCTTTTCTTAGTGTATTAACAACTTTTTCATCTGGCAATGGATTGTAGCCTAACTCCATAGCCTTTGACCTAGCTATATTGCTTAATTTATTGTCTACTATCTTATTTGCTAAGTCTATCCTATCATGCTTTTCATCTAATGCCTTATGCTTTGCGGCTGAATGAACTATTTGCTTGTTTTTGCCATTTTTAGGGTCATATATTACTAAACAATCACAATGCCTATGTCTTCTAAAAACTTCATTACCAGTATCCTTTACATCTTCATAATTATATATACCCGCTAATTTATCACACCAATCACAACATTTACCATTTGTGTATCTTTCTATCTTAGGACTTAAACCAGCCTTTGCATGCAAATCAGCATTTTTTCTTACAGTTTCATCTACTACAGCCTGGGTAAAATTTATTATCGGATCATTTAATAACCATTTACCATCTTCATAAGAATCATAACTACTTATTTTTTCGACTATTTTGTCAATCCTATCTTGGTTTAAGTCTGCTTTTTGTGCTTGAATTGATATTTTAGCTTGTTTATTTAATATGCTTTGAACTTTCTTTGAATATTCAGAAACTAAATCATGATTTCTCACCATATTAGGCTCTATTAATCTTTTGGCTATATTATAATACATCTTCCCATCTGGCAAATCTCCAGTTTTTATTTTATCCTGGAAGATATCAGCAAGAATTTTTCCAACTTCAACAGCAAATTCATTTGCATCTTTATAATTAGCTTTCTTATTTTTTAAGACCTTTAATTTATCCTTAATTATTTTAGATTCTTTAGCTTTTAATTTAAAAGTTTTGTCAATTTTTTCAAATAATTCAGGAACAATATCCTTAACTTCATCATTCTTCATTTTCAGCCTCTACTTTTGGCGGTTCTTTACTTGCATCAAAACCAGTAAGATCTGAAAGATTATCTTTTCCAAAAAATCCTGGTATGGCTTGATTAATTTTAATTGATGCATCTCCAATGCCAGAGAGTGTAGTTACATCTGGTTCAAATACCGGATACCAGCTAGGCTTTATTTCATAAAATTGATTTCTTAAATAAGGGTATTCATCTTCTAAGCATCTTGCCACATAACCAACATTTAAAAATCCAGAGCCAAAACATCTTTGAGCTTTTCTTGCAGTAATTCTTAAAGTTTCATGACTTGCCTTTATTGCTTCTGCTGAACTAGGATTGTCAGTTATAAATCCCAAATCATCTAATGTTAGTCCAGTTTCTCCAGCAAATCCTGATGCTAAAGTTCTCAACTGTTCAGTAAATGGACTCATTGATGGTTGAGAAAATTGTCCAAGCTTTGGCACTCCTCCTTCTTCATCTTTTTCAAATTGTAAAAAACTAGTAATTGTAGCTTTCCATTTTTCCATAGGTTGTGCATCTTGACTTAACCCAACCACATATTTTTGTGGAAATGAATAAAATTCTGCAGTTATATCTGCCCTTTCCAAAGTTCTTTTAGCGTGTTTTTGAAAATATATGGCAGGTCTTGTTATCCTACTTCTACCAAAAGGTCTAACAGCATCTGGTCTATAAATTACTGGAACTAAATTCACACAATTAGATTTATGCTTATATATTTTTCTTTTATCGCCATCAATATAAATTTCAGTTTTACCAGGAGTAAAATAAGCTTCTACTCTGGGTTTATTATTAATATCCCTATCAAGGACAGCGTATCCCTCAGTTAAAAGTCCGCTTATAGGGTCAATTTTTCCTGTAGCGTTGTAACCTTCTATTATCTGCAATCTAGCCTTGCCTTGTTCATCTTTTGTTATATATACAAAACAACAAGAAGATATTAATGCAGAAAGAATTGCAGAATCAAAAAATATATCTGGATTGTTGTAATTAAAAATTTTTTGAATATCAAAAATATCATTATCAAATCCTTTAAAAACAAGTCTATCTGCTAATACATCCACAGCTTTAGGGCACCAACCAATAACAGCTCTATACATTTGCTTAATCTCAGCAGGAATAACAACACTTGGATCATAGTCATCTTTTTTACAATCATATAGTTGATATTTAACATCAACTCTTCTCTTATGTTTATTTAATTTTTCTCTTAATTGCTCAATCATTAAATATATTTTCCTTTCCTATCCAAAAAAAGACCCCCTCGCAAGAAAAAATGTACAGTGACGGCTGAACTCCGGCCGACCGACCGGGGAGGGGGGTATCCCCCTATAAACCTTTAAATTTTTTTGGTTTATATTTTGTCCAATCAATCGACCAAGGAAGATTCCTATTTCCTATCACTTCAGGCTCCATGTTTACTTTATTTTTAAATAACTTGTCTGACTTTGCTCTATTGCAAGACCAATGAGCAAGCTGCAAGTTATCAATGTCAGATGGATGTCCACCCTTTGATACTGGGATAATATGATCAATACAAGGAGCCAAAGGATTAGGTGCCTTAAGACTTAAGTCTACAGGCTTACCACATATACCACATACATTCTGTGTCTTAAGTATTATCTTCTTGTTCCTTTCAAAGTTTGCCCTATGAGGTCCAGTCCTATCCAATCTTTCCTTGGCCATACTGCAGTCCTTTCTCTATGTAAAATAAAAACTACCAACACAAAGGTGGTGGTAGCTTTCAAAAATAATATATAAACTATGAGACTCTAATGAGAATATATGTTACTAGAAAGTAAGCAATAACAACAAATCATGGAGGATTTTCCCGCTCACTTTCACACTACCATTATACACCCTATTTCCGTATAAAGTGTCCACTAATAGTCCAATTCTTAGATATTTTTATCAAAGTACTTTATCCACTTAATAATTACCAAATAAAGTTAAAGCAATATGAACCAAACCATCATTAGCTAAATTATACAGATGAGCCTTCTCATAATGGTATTTATCCTTCAAATCCTGTATCTTGTTATACTTATAAGGCCTCCCATAAATCTCCAAAGTAATATCCCTTTGGATCTCACTCATACTCTTGAAAGCATAATCAAGCTCTTCGATAATCTTTTTATTCTCCCTTATATTAGTTTGTAATAAGTCAATCTCAGCCAGAATATTTAGTAACTTGTCCTTATTCTCGTTCCCACCAAAAGGCGGCTTATCACCATAAAAAACAATAGTCTTCCCTTCCTTAAGGCTATTTAATTCATCAATCTTCCTTTCAGCTCTTTCGACAAAATCTCTAGCATATAAATATCTCTTTAACTTATCCTTAACTAAATCAGCATAAATATCTTGCATCATTTCTCCTCTAAATCAATAACCATCTATTTTTTATCTAAAATCCCCTTAAAAGAAATTCCAGTTTCACTCTCCAAAGTATCAGCAATTTCTTTAAGACTTACACTCTCATCATCCAGACAGTCCATAGTAAACTTAAAATAATCAATAAAATTTTCAAGTCGTTTCGTTCCATAACCTTCCTTATCACGAAGAAATAACATAGGAATTAGAATCAACTTCTGTAAAGCAATATCTAATCCTAGGTTTTTACCCTCATTAAATTCAGTAGCCCTTATAATATCTACATCCTTTTTGGTGTAAATGTTCTTCCTAATTTTCATAATTACCTACCAGAAGACCCAAAACCTTTAGAACCTCTATCAGTATTACAATCAATCTCCAAAACTTTCTCCAAATCAACAATACATTCATTTTTAAAGACCAATTGCCCAATCCTATCGCCTTTTCTAATTTCATAATCATTACCAGTTAAGTTAGTAATAGAAGCCTTAATCTCACCCCTATAAGAAGTATCAATAAGACCAAGATTACAAATTAAACCCCTACTAGAATTACCAGACCTTGCCCTTAAATCAGCATAAAAACCATCATCTAACTCCAAGAAAACACCAGTAGAAATAGTAACAGTTTCCATAGGCTCCAACAACCTGTCCTCAATAGCTCTTACATCATAACCAATATCTCCATCTTTCTTACTTAATATGTAAGGTGCCTTATACCTAATCATTAAAAACCTCCTCAAAATTATCATCAATTTTCATTTCAATATCACCAATAAAATTTTCGATATCCTTTTCCGAAAAACCAAACTTATTTTTTAAGACATATATAACAATCTCCAAAAATAAGGAACAATCATTAATATTTAAAACCTTACTCATACTTATAATCCAAAAATCTAACTCCCTGCCTAAAAATAACCTCATATTTATATAGATCATCAGCCTTAACGTACTTTCTACCAAAAATCTCCTTCATATTAGACCAAACCTGCCAAGGAATAAAAAAATACCTGTCCTTAATACCAACACAAACACCAGTAAGACCACCTAAACGACTTTTAATCTCCAAAACCTCAGCTTGCTTATCCGAAACCACACTTTGTTTCATTCTGTCTGTCCTAGTGTACTTTGCCTCAAAACAAATAGACCTGCCACCATCAAGAGTTCCCTCAAAATCAGGATTAGCATTTTTGGTAAACTGCCCTTCAAATCGACCAGCCTTTTTAAGCCTAATAACCCTAAAAGGCTCATCAATCTTAGAAATATCAGCCTTGCCCTCGTCCCTATAATACTTACAAGCCAAATCAATCAATTTCTCAAAATTTTTACCAAAACCATTGGCCTGTAAAGACTTAAAACTTTGGAGATTAGTCATCACTCCAACCTCTCTCACAAATCAATTCCCAAACATCAATACTAAGATCTTCTAAATCATTATAAATTTTCTCAATTTTCTGATCTAAATCATAATCTCCATATTCGCCTATATCCTCAACTTCTTTAATAGCATTTTCAAAAACATCAAACATATCAAACAACTTTTCCTTATCAGTTCTCATTTTTCTACCTCCATCATTTAAAAATCTTTCAAATCATTTGCAAAGATTTCT